ATTTATGTCCATGTGGAGGTTTCAAACATTTTATCAACAGTAACAATCTGTTACTTGAGTCTTTCATAGATACTTTTTATAGGTATTAATTCGAACTTTTTAAACACAACCATGTCTTTTTAGGGTTCCCCCCTAATTAGTTATTTGTGTTTCTTAAGTTTTATCGGATTGATTGCTATTCTAAGTGTTTTATAGTCATGTTGTAACCCAACCTCTGAACTGCTATTTAATACTCTTTTAATAGATTGCAAAATTCTGTTTTTAAAAATATTGAGACCTGTCCCAGTCTTTTTTCTATTCTGTATTTCATCCACCAATGATGAATCGTCGTACAGTCTTATCTCTTAGTTTTAGACTCCCGTCTAGGTTAAAAAGAAATTATAGAGAAGTTTCCAGAACTAATCTTCTTTGTAGTTGCCATTCTTTTTATACTAGGTTGACCCCTAGTTTTCCATACGTAACCAAACGTAGAAAAATTCCTACCGAACCTTGGTAGGTTGTTCAAATCTTAAAAAAGATTTGTTTCACACTTTACACTCTTTCATGTTAAATAATCGAAATCACTGTTTAGGTGTGTTAGAATAACTCCTTGTATTGTCAAGGAATACTATTCCACATCGTAATAATATATTATCGATCTTTTATTTTGATTCAGTAAATTCACGCAAATTTTAGTTAGCCGTGTGTTTAGTGTTATTCATTTCCCAGTATTTGATGCGAGTACATGAAGCGATTTTACGCTGTATTCATACTGTTCCCCTGAGAAGGAACGAATCAGTAAATTCGTGTACAATGCTCCTTTGTGAGCATGGCGAAGAGCCAGTTACACAGTATTAGGTTGCGACCATTATGCAAATGATGGCCGTTTAGGTGAGTGACCTCGAATATGCATCCCACGCGGGAAAAGCATATACATTTCAAACAACAACTCACAACCATGACCCTGGGTAGTGTCATGGTAAGATACCTTTACCTTCTAACTCAATTAATAATAACCAAACAAATTTTGTACCACAAAGCGAGGCTTTTAACTCTAAAGCTGCCGCTCAATCTCAGTACCAACGAAGCGCCGCTTCTGCCAAACTCGAAAAGGCAAAACAAGCGCAGCGCGATAAAAACAAAAAGGAAGCAAAGAATTATTCCAAGAAGAAGTCCAAACCTTCTAATCAATCTTCGAATCGTTCCAAACGCAGCCCTTTATATGTTCATCAATCGTTGTTGGAAAAGATTTATCCAAAGGGCATTCTTGACCAAGCGAAAAACACGCTAGTCAGTATGCAAGTCGAAGAAAACATTTCAGATGTTTTCAACATGCTAGAGAATCTAGGATTACTAGCATTTTTACTCCCCAAATGCAACTCTAAAGCAGAAGTTGCAGCCCAACTTGCTCTTGGTCTAAAAACCATGAGAAAAGGTTCTATCATTGAATCAGTCCTTAGTCAGGCTCCCACACTCGCGTGGTTGAAGACGACTTTTGGCTATAATATTTTCGAACCCCAAGCTGGAGAAGCCGACAAACAAGATTGGCTTTCGTTTTTGCCTGATTTACGTGAAAATTGGGCGACCGTGCGTTCTGCACCTTGTTTTGAGAAAATCTCTAATCTTATTTCATTAGCCGCTTCTATTGGCTTATGTAGTGTGACGAGTTTATCTTGGAACGTCAAAGGCGTTGAACTTTTCAGAGCTGGTAGTGTCCGCAAACACGCTACTGCTATTGATTTCATGGGCGCCATGCTCGATACAGTCATCACTTTCATTGAAGGTGGATATGAATGTTTCAAGCAAGGTTCTCTGGCACCTCTCTTATTCACGACCGATGCTGGTCGAGAATTTGATGATATCTATTTCACTCTTGTAGAATTACATGAGCATGCTATGGTTTTTAACCTGTGTGCAAATCCTATTACTTACAAGGGTGTTTATCGTCCCATTAATGATCTAGAATATGGATCTATGCTCGAAGAGGCTATTGAAATGGCCGAGAATGCTTATCGTTCTGCAAAAGGAACCTGGCAATCTGGTGTTTTAGAAAAACGTCTCACCACTTTACGAGTTAATCGTGCGGCTTACTCGGCTAAACGAATTGATGGAACTCTCCGATATTCCCCTTTCACTGCATATGTTTTCGGTGATACGGGAGTAGGTAAGTCTACTGTCGCACAATTGTTGATGTCTGACTGTTTGAGTATTGCGGGTGCAGACCCGAATCCCAAGCACACAGCAATTATCAAGGAATCTGACAAATTTGACTCCACCTTAAAAGGAGATACTCAAGGAATTTATTTTGACGATATGGGCAATACTAAAGCCGAATTTCTTGACAAATCACCAGTAGAACGTATGATTGATATTAACAACAATATGATCACTTATGCGAATAAAGCCGACCTTCATGAAAAAGGAAAAGTTGAAATTCGCCCTTGCGTTTTTATGGTGACTAGTAATGCTCCTCTAGCTAATCATGCTCGACTTGGATCCATCAACCCTGGTTCCATTGTACGTCGTGCTGATCTTCATCTTCAAGTGAAGCCCAAGCCTGAATACAGACTTCCTGATGGAAGATTGGATTCCTTCAAGGCTATGGCTGATTTTCCTGAAGAAGATTTTGAAACTGATGTTTGGGAAATCTACGCTCATCTACCTGATATGCGTAATAAGGTTACCCTTACAGCTCCTGCTAGTGGAAAATTGCAGGATGATAAGCCCCTCAATATTCATGAAACATTGAAATTGGCCACTACTATGTGTAAAAAACATTTCGACAATCAACGTCGTATTGTAGCCAAGTCGGGCAAAATGCATTCTTCTCGTCAATACTGCACCACTTGCTTATTAGCTCACACGCTATGCCAGTGCGTAGTACCTGAGCCTGAAGTATATGTACCAGAAGAAGCACCTATGGGTGTTGAAGAGAATTCTATCTCTTCATTGGATTATTCCATTTCTACTGGCGATCTAGACAATGATTCCGATTGGGAATGTTATGATCGTAGTGACATTGCTAAGGCTTTTGACCAACAAGCTATGCCTCAAATATCATTCGAATCCATCCGAGAGCAATTTACCAAATTCACTCCAACAATGAACGCAATTTCTGTTCGACTACCATCACGTGTAGTAGAGAGTCCTGTGATCCAGAAACTTTACATGTTTTATCATGCTAGAGAATTTTTGGAACTTGAACGGGAATCTCGTAAGAATATGATTACGATGTTTATGTTTATGTGTCTAACTGGTTTGCCTTTTGGATGTCTCTCCCTCCCCTTGATTGTCTTTGCATTTCTTATGTGCGCTTTAATTCATTATAGTGTACTTACGAAGTGGAAGAGTGATATGTGTGACAGACTCGCCTCACAGCGGGATATAACGCATGATCTTTTTGCTTCTATTCGAAAGTGCAAGGCAGTTCAATTCTTTTCCATCTGTGTTGTTGCAAAAATTCTGTATTCCTTAGTCATTACGATGAGGACAGTTCATGAGCAACAGACAGTTCTCGCACCCGAGACTGTTGAAGAGATTGAAAAACGAGACAAAGAAGTAAATCCTTGGGCGAATGCAGTTGCTGCCTCCCTTCACGTGACTCCTAAAAATGCTACTATGACAGAAGCACAGGTGGTTTCGCGTGTGACTAACAATTTATTTCACGCCAAATTCGTTGAAAATGGCTTTCAACAATCTTGCGATATCCTAGCTGTAGGAGGTACTATGTATCTAATGCCGCTACATATTTTTGAAAATCGTAAAGATATGAAAGTTCTCGTCACCAAAGGAGATCCTTCCAACCTGAACTCTACTTTCAGGGGCTTCGTTAGTGTCAAATCCATGATTCCAATTCCTGGAAAAGATGCTTGTTTAGTCTCTATTGAGTCAGGCGGACCCTATAAGAACATTGTGGATTTGTTTCCTAATGAATGTACTGCATCAGGTTCCGCTCATTTGATCTATCGTGATCAGACAGGAGAAGTGAGGGATGATTTAGTTCGTGCTAACTATATCAGAAATTCTGAATCTGGAGGACCTGGATACCAATATAATGCACCTTATAATACCTTTACTGGTATGTGCATGGCTACGTTAGTGGGCTCATTTGCTCGCCCAACTATTATTGGCATTCATTTACGTGGAGTCACTGGAAATTCTAGTGGTAAAGCGTTGCACATTACGCGTCTTGAATTGAACGAAGCTATTCATAACGCTCACAAAGAATGGAAGGGTACTTTCCCTTGCCATGTGAACGGTGACTTCCCAGTTACCAAATATGATAAGCAAGTTGTCATCAATCAAGATGTACATCCCAAATCACCTCTTAACTTTCTTCCTCCTGGAAGTAATGTTGAGTATGTGGGACAAAACAACCAACGTGCTACTCATACTAAGAGTTCTGTTATTCCTACCCCTATTTCTGATATTGTTGAAGAAGTAACTGGAGTATCAAATGATTTCGGACCACCGAAATTTCACTCTTGGAAAATGTGGCAAGAATCTTTAACGCACTCTGCCAATCCAAGTGCTGGTGTTGAACCATCGCTTGTTGATAGTGCTGTACAAGATTATTGCAATGGACTTACAGAAGTCCTTCTCCATGAAGATTTCAAGGATATGGTATTCAAAGAATTGAAGCCACTAAACGACATGCAGTCATTGTGTGGAGTTGATGGCAAGCGATTTATCGATGCTATTCCTAAAGGAACTTCTAAAGGCTTTCCTCTTTCTGGCCCTAAAAGCGATTGTATTCGCTTGCTAGATCCTGAGGACTATCCCGACCATATGTGTCCCGCTGAATGCGATGAAGAAATTATGGAAGAGTTTAGAAAAATGGAAAAGCTGCTCGCTAAAGGTGAGCGTTGCTATGCCATTTTCAAAGCCTGTGTTAAGGACGAGCCTACAAAGAAAGGCAAGGAGAAGGTACGTGTGTTTCAAGCATGCGAATTTGCTTTCCAATTGCTGATCCGTAAATACTTCCTTCCTATCGCTCGAATTATGTCAATATTTCCTTTGACTTCCGAGTGTGCTGTAGGAGTAAATGCTCAAGGTCCAGAATGGGATCAACTCGCTAAGCATATGTTGAAATTCGGTTCCGATCGAGTTTTTCTGGAGATTACAGTAAGTACGATTTAAGGATGCCTGCATCGCTTATTCTTGCTGCTTTCAAAAGCATGATCAATATTGCTGAAGAGTGCGGAGATTACTCTGCTCCTGAACTTTTCGTTATGAAAGGAATCGCCACTGAAATCGCGTTCGCGTGTGTTTCTTATAATGGTGATATCATTATTCATCGCGGATCTAACCCATCAGGACAAAATCTCACTGTATACATTAACTGTATTGTCAATTCATTGTTGATGCGCTCTGCGTATTTTCATATGTGGCCTGCCGAACTCGGCCCTCCTCAACCTTTTCGTAGAAATGGTTCGATGATGACATATGGTGATGATGTATCTGGTTCCGTCCGTAAGGGATTTGACTGGTTCAATCATATCTCTTTTGCTCAATTCTTGGCTGAACGTGACATGGTTTTCACTATGCCAGATAAAGAATCTGAACCAACACCTTATATGAATGATAGAGATGTCGACTTCTTGAAGCGCCATAATGTTTTCAATCCTGATACAGGATTGATCCATGGTGCTCTACAGGAGGCATCCATCTTCAAATCACTTCACTCTGTTTTGAAGTCTAAGGTAGTTTCCCCCCAAGACCAGAGTGCCATGAACATTGATGGTGCTCTCAGAGAATGGTTTCAGCACGGACGCGATAAGTATGAATTGCGCCGTCAGCAAATGATTCAAGTTGCCGAAAAAGCAAACCTCTCTCATATGTGCTCTGAACTCCAGATCACTTATGATCAACGTTTAGATATGTTCAAAGAGAAGTATGATTGCTAATTTGGCAGCACCGTCCTGAAATGACGAAAAACTTGAGCAAACCCCGGAGCTATTCGTGGTGATAAGTTTAAAATAGCATTCATGTATTGGATTACCGTATGTTAGATAGTTTGTATGTTTGTATACTATATATAGGCTTGCATGTCTCGTGGCAGTCAGTTGACTACTCCTATTTAGGAGAGGCCTCGCCAACCAACCAAATATACTGAGGATGGAACGTAGAGTAGCGTAACCAATCCAATATACTTAAATTACTTACTAGCCAAAATAATTCAAGTGCTGACGGAGGTGCAGCGTATAACATCTCCAAAGTCTCGAATCTTTCGAGCGCCCAAACGACGAACTTCGTCGATGGGGACTCACCGTGGTCATACGACATCGTCGCAAGCCCCGATGAAACAACAGAACTCTCGGGTTTCTCTGACGCTCAACTGGGTGATTTCCTCAGTAGGCCGATTAAAATCAAAGAGTATCAATGGACTCCTGCGGCTGCGCTGTCGGTTACACGTTTCAATCCGTGGACCGAATTTTTCGGCAATGCTGACGTCCTTGATAAAATTAATCGCTATCGTAACTTGCGTTGCAACCTTCGTTTGAAGGTTTTAGTCAATGGTAATAGTTTTTATTATGGTCGTGCTTTGTTATCTTACAATCCTTTTGTTACTGATGATGAAGTTACTGTAAATAGAACTTTTATTCCAGAAGACTTGATGCAAGCTTCCCAAAAGCCACATCTTTTGTTAGATCCAACTTCTTCTCAGGGAGGAGAAATGCTTTTGCCATTTATATGGCCAGAGAATTATTTGGATATTACGAAGGCTGGTTGGCCAGATGAAATGGGAGAAATTGATATTCACGATTTCGATGTTCTAAATCATGCCAATGGGGGCACAGACCCCATTACAATTACTGTTTTCTGCTGGGCGGAGAACCTTACTCTTTCAGTACCTACTACTGCATCTGCTCAAGGTGCGGTTGAAGAAGCTGATCTTGATGAGTTCGGATTTCCTAAACCCTACAGTAAACAAGCCGCTACTAAATCGAAGAAATCGATGAAGCAATCCTCTAACACATCAAGTAATGATGAGTTTTCAAGTGGAGGATTAATTAGTAAGCCTGCCTCGGCAGTAGCCTCTGCTGCAGATACTTTATCTATGATTCCAGTACTGGCACCTTATGCGAAAGCTACCTCTCTAATTGCCACAAAAATTGGAGATGTTGCCCGCATTTTTGGATATTCTCGCCCTCAAATTTTAGACGAAATTAGACCTTACACTCCGCGTGTTATGGGTAATATGACGAACTCTGATGCTCCTGAGGCCCTTATCAAGTTAACACTTGATTCTAAAAATGAATTGAGTGTAGATACTCGATTGATGGGTCTTGGTGGAGAAGATGAGTTAACAGTTAACTCTATTGCACAAAGATGGTCTTATTTTAGACAATTTGATTGGCCAGAAACAGCAACAACGGATTCTATGTTGACATCTATGATAGTAGCTCCTCTTTATGGAGATACTGTTTCGTCATCTCCTGTTTCTGAAATTCATACCACAGCACTTGCTTATGCCGCAACACCATTTGAGGCTTGGCAAGGTTCTATTAAATTTCGATTTAACGTTGTGTGTTCTGAATATCATCGAGGACGTATTCGTATTGTCTACAATCCGGCTACGTCACCAGGCGGTGCTATTCCATTTAACCAAACATATTCTACAGTGATTGACATTTCTGAAAATCGTGATTTTGAGTATGAAGTAAGATGGGCTGACATTCGTGCCTGGGGACTTAACGCTGGGTTAGGAACTATTACAGGGTCCACGATTTATGATGATGTAAATCCTGTTACCTGTGGTGGCCCATATGACAATGGATCAATCACTGTTTATGTAGTGAATGAGTTGGCAACCCCATCTCTAACAGCTGCTGACGTGAAAATTCAAGTCTGGGTTGCTGCTGGTGACGACTTTGCCGTTGCTGTTCCAACAACCAAAAACATATCCACGCTCTCTCTTCATGCCCAGCAGGCTGAAGTAGCTCCAGATGCCGCTTTGGCATCTGCAGAGGATACATCCAATTCTCCCACTGTTGTGGAAGCTGTAGAATCATTTGCAGCTGGAGAAGTGATTCCTGAAAACAATCAATATCTTGTATATCAAGGTGAACGGATTGTCTCGCTTAGGGAATTACTTCGCAGGTATAACTATCAAAATTGTTATTTTCCCGGAGGTATTGGAACTACAACATCAGATCGTTCTGTGGCTTTAGATATCCATGATTTCCCGTTCTACAGAGGATGGGAAGTTAATGGACAGGATACTGCTACTGATTCTACCCCAGCAACTTCGGGGTACAATTTTTGTAGCACTACGCTTGTCAATTTCTTGACCCCTGCATTCGCTTGCAGAAGGGGTGGAATGCGACATAAGGCTATTGTCACTACTATTGGTTCAGCCAATAGAATGGGTGCATTTTCTGTAGCTCGCCATAATATTCTTGGTAAAGCTAATGGAAGTGACGAACACCTATATACTGGTGTTGTAGGAAATATGCGATCTAAACGCTTAGATGCAATGGCATCAGGTTTAGGTGGTACCGCAGTTACACCAATGACTGTCAATCCTTGTCTAGAATATGAAACTGGATTTTATACTAATGGACAAAGGTTCTTACCAGGACGGAAAATTAATCGTTATGACCAGCTAGAAATGGCTCATGAATTAATGATTGATGTACCTAGTGGTACAGACACGCAAGATATGCGTATTGACAAGTATGTAAGCATTGCTGAAGATTTTCAGTTAGGCTTATATGTTGGTTCTCCAATTATGTATTTATATGGAGATCCTGTTGCTGTATCTTAAGACTTTTG